TGGCGATTATCTCCAACATCTTATAGATAATCCTGTTCAACAACTCGGTATATCAACAGGATTTCCAGCTTGGGATCAGGCAATTGGTGGAGGATTAAGACCGGCTACTATCAACATGATTGCTGCTAGGGCTAAGCAAGGTAAAAGTGTCCTCTTAGACAATATGGGTGTGAATATAGCCAAACAGGGTATCCCAGTATTAAATATGGATACCGAAATGACTAAAGAGGATCATATCCATAGAACATTAGCGATGATGAGCGAAGTAGCTATTAATGATATTGAGACAGGAAAATTTGGGGAAAAGCCCGATTGGAAACAACGGGTTTTAGAGAACGGAAAAAAACTTAATCAGCTACCATACGATTATAAGAGTATTGCTGGAAAACCATTTGAAGAACAGCTTGCGATTATGAGAAGGTGGGTTACTAGGGTAGTAGGACTAAACGAAGATGGAATCGCTAATCCATGTGTTATCCTATATGATTACCTAAAACTAATGGATGCTCAAGGTATGTCTAGCGACATGAAAGAGTATCAGTTATTGGGCTTTATGATGACCTCCTTACATAATTTTGCAACTCGCTATAAAATCCCCATTATTGCCTGTATTCAATTAAATAGAGATGGTATTAATAAGGAAAGTACAGACGCGGCCAGCGGATCAGACAGAATCGTTTGGTTGTGCTCTAATTTTTCTATCTATAAAACCAAGTCTACCGAAGAATTAATTGAAGACGGGGCAAAAAACGGAACAAATAAATTAGTGCCGATTATTGCGAGACATGGTGCTGGTATGGACTCCCGAAACTAC